AAGGGGTTTGTGGAATACATGGATAACTTATTTGAGCAAAAATTTTATTCGTGGTTTCCTCAAGTGCTTAAAACGGAAAGGCGTGAAGAAAATGGCATATTACAAGTGCAGGCGGTTGATTTTAGCAGGTGGTATGGCAATAGGAATAAAAATGAATACGCTGCAAAAATAGCCAAAAGCGAACTTTTAGATACCGTTAATTCGCTACTAAAAAATAAGCTATCACAAACAATGCTTACCCAATGGCTTCAAAAATGGGCAGATACAAAGGATGGTTTGGTTATAAATTCTAAGTATCGAATGGCAAATAATAACGGTTTATTTTATCAAATTTTAGACCTTCCGGGGGTTTTAGATGAGAATGTTCCATTTTAAAAAGTGTGCAAACAGGGCGATGAAAGTGTGTAAAAGTGAAAAATGTAAAAAAAATGATGCACGGTTTTCATTGCCCTGCAACACATTTAAAAAGGCTTAAATTCGAAAAGTGTACATTTGTAATAAATTAATAATCAATCATTTAACCCTTATATACATACTTTTTCACTTTTTTTCTACTTATAATAATAATAATAATAATATATATATATATAAGAGAATATAGAAAAAAGTAACGGGGTAAGGAAAATAGTAAAAAGTGTGCAATGGAAAAACAATGCAGAAACTGCGTTTTTTGGATTATGGCAGCGGAGAGGGTTAAAACCCTTGTTGATGGGGTTCATTACAAAACCATGCTGGGTTATTGCCGTAACCCGGTTGTGATGGATCAGGTTTTTAATGTTGTAAAGGGCGAAGAAAATGTTTTATATTTAAACCATAAAAATATCGAGTTCGATGAATCCTTCGGTTGCATCTACCAAAAACCAAATATTGACTGACCTGTTTAAAAGCAGGGAGTTAGCCGATATGCTTTGCAAGTTCGATGCCGGAGCGGGTAATGAAGATTTGAAGTCTGAATTATTTTTGGTACTTTGCAATCAACCTGAAGCCAAAATAATCGAACTGAGTGGAAATAGACAGCTTATGTACTTTGCGACCGGCATAGTGCAAAAGATGATATTTCAGAAAGGGAAGTTTTTTAGGACTTACAGAACCATTACTACTGAATTTAACAATAACATTGAAATTGAAGAAGAGGAATACAACAGAGAAAAAGATGTTATGCTGAATAGAGTTGAGGCAAGTCTTGAAGCGGATTTGCACTGGGTGGAGCGGGCAATGGTTTCTCTGTATTTAGACAAGGGCAGCATGACCAAAATAAGCGAAGATGTCAAGATGCCTTTTAAGCAGGTGCAAAAGATTATGAAAGCAGCAAGGACAAAGGTAAAGGATGCTATAAACGGTAAAGCGATAGGCAATTACGTTGTGGCGAGTATGGATATTGTTTTTGACATAAATGAATCCGTTTGCCCGGACAATATCAATGACATTCTGGAAGAGGCATGGGAGTATATCAACTACCGGGTAACCGGAACAAAAGTCCCTTCCAATTCGATTGACACTTTTATAAAAGAAATTAAACCAATTAAACTAAAAAGGATTGTATGATTTTAATCATTCCTATTACGGCTGCCCTGTTTGCTTTTCACTTTATTGATGTGATTCGCATTCCTGAACGGTGGCGGGTGCTATACCGTAAACCTTTCAACTGCAATCTTTGTTTATCCTTTTGGGTGGCTTTGCTTTTGTGGTTTGTGCCTCCTATCTTTGTCAAAGTATTATTCACTGGCTTTGCCGCTTCAATCCTTGCAATATGGGGAACAAAGAAATAATAATCCATCCTACGGCTATTATTTACGATAATGTGATTATCGAAGATGGCGTTTATATTGGGGCTTATTGCGTAATAGGTGCTGAACCTGAATGGAAAGGAAAGGAGGGCGAAGGTAAGGGGGTTATAATCAGATCGGGCACAAGGCTTACCGGCTTTGTTACAATAGATAGCGGAGCGGAAGGCGTTACATATATCGGGGAGAATTGTTACATCATGAAGCATACCTATATTGCGCATGATGTTACTTTAAAAGATAACGTGACCATATCGGCTGGCGTTAGTATTGGAGGGTTATGTTTGATAGGAGAAAATACAAATATCGGAATGAATGCAGCCATTCATCAAAAGGTAAAAATACCTCAAGGCTGCATGATCGGGATGGGCGCTGTTATTACAAAAAGAACTGAATTAAAAGAGAATTGTAAATATGCGGGTGTACCTGCTAAATTTATAGGATACAATGACAGGCATAATATTTCTAAATTATAAGCGTAAAGACTATTCAATAAACGTATTGCACTCTATTAAGCAAATAGGATGCGAATATGAATTATTGGAGGTTGAAATGTTTGGCATTGCGGCGGCTATCAATCATGGTTTTAAATATTTTTTTGAAGAAAAAGGATATAATAACGTGGCTATTTGTGCAAACGATATTATGATGCCGTCTGGTTGGCTGGATGCTATGGTTACGGCGGCGGTGGCAATACCTGAAACTGGAACGAGTGCTATTTATTGCGTGGAGCATTTACCTCCTGTTCAAAACATAAACGGCGTTAATGTGCATCCGGCATGGGGTGTTTTCGGGTGTAGCTTAGTAACTAAAAAAGCATTCGATACAATAGGATACTTTAATACTGATCAAGACCCATACGGAATGCAGGATAGTGATTATTCGTATAGGTTACATAAAGCAGGCTTTTTGAATTATTACATACATGGCATGAATTCGACTCATGTAGGGGCTGACGTTGGCAATGGCTCTGAATATCGTAAAATGAAAGATGAAGGGTTGAATAAGGCGGGGGCAATTTATAGTAAGTGGTGCATGGTTTATGATAGCGGAAAGTTGTATTTACCTTATGAGCAAGAGAATTACATAATCGAAATGAATCAGTATTATGAGCAATAAACAAACATTTGTAAAATATGAGCATGAGTGGATGACCGTAAAGTCAGGATTTTTAAGAGAACTTACAACCGAATGTAAAAGCGAGGTTGAGCGTATTTATAAAGAGGAAATAGATATTAACTGGCTTCCTAATAGGTGGTGCAAAGCCTGCTATTATGATGCCATTCGAAGATTAATTATTAAATTTGGACTATAATGCCACTACCGAATAAAAACGAAACGAAAGACGATTACCTTCAACGCTGCATGGGGGATAATGAAATGCAGCAGTATGACCCTGAGCAACGATACGCCGTTTGCAATTCGTATTGGAAAGAAGAAAAGTTGAGGAATATATTTAGTAAAGAAGCTAAAACAGTATTTGATAATGGAAAGGGAACTAAATGAAAAGCAAAATCTTTTCTGTAAATATTACGTTAGTAAAGAGTTTTTTGGTAGCGGCGTGGAAAGCTATGCCGCTGCTTATGGTTTGGATTTGACAAACCAAAAAGATTATAATAGCGCAAAGGTATTAGCGAGTAAGTTATTAACAAATGTGAACATCCTTTCACGTATCAATGAAGAGCTGGATGCCGCTGGGTTGAATGATAATTTCGTTGATAAACAATTACTTTTTGCCATTACTCAAAATGCGGATTTAAGTTCAAAGGTTAGGGCGATTCAGGAATACAACAAGTTGAAACAAAGGATTATCGAAAAACTTGAAACCAAAAACAATAACAAAATAACCGTTGAATATGTTAGTGCGACTTCCGGAGCTTCACACGAATCAGAAGAAAATAAGGCAGGAGTCTAAGCGCTTCAACGTGCTCGATTGCGGTCGGCGGTGGGGCAAGTCGAAGTTAAGCGTTAATCTTTTGGTTGAGGGCGCATTGGAGGGCTATCCTGTGGGTTACTTTGCCCCGACATACAAATTATTAGAAGGTACATTTAAAGAATGTTTTAATGCTTTAGAACAGGTAATAAAGCGAAAGCATGACCAGCAGTTTATTGAATTAGTTACGGGCGGGATTATTGAGTTTTGGAGTTTAGATAACCCGAACGCTGGCAGGTCGAGAAAATATAAGGTGGCGATTGTGGATGAGGCGGCATTCGTGAAAGACCTTTGGGAAGCGTGGACGCAAAGCATTAGACCTACCTTAACGGATATGAAGGGCGGGGCATGGTTTATGAGTACGCCAAAAGGGAAGAACGATTTTTATAAATTGTGGATGCGTGGACAAACGGGTGAAGAGGGATGGGCTTCATGGCAGATGCCGACAAGCACAAACCCTTTTATTGATATTTCAGAGATATGGTCAGCTGAAAAGGATTTGCCTGCATTGGCATTTAAACAGGAATATTTAGCGGAGTTTAATGATAACGTGGCGAATCCCTTCGGCTTTCAGTTCATTAAGCAATGCACTATGCCAATGAGTACGGAGCCGCCCGTTTGCTTTGGTGTGGATTTGGCGAAGTCATTTGACTGGACGGTGATAATCGGTCTTGACAGATTTGGGCAGGTAAGCTATTTAGAGCGCTTTCAAAAGGATTGGAATATAACGAAGCAGATAGTAACGCAACTACCGAAGGCGCCGATTAAAGTGGATAGTACGGGCGTTGGTGACCCGATTGTGGAAGACCTGCAAAGGCAACGACCGAATGTGTTCGGGTTTAAATATTCAGCAAGCTCAAAGCAGCAGTTAATGGAGGGGCTTCAATCGGCAATACATCAAAGGAAGGTCGGATTCCCGGAAGGGGTTATTACAAAGGAGTTGGAGAGCTTTGAATATGAGTACACACGAACGGGGGTTAGGTTCAATGCTCCGACCGGAATGCATGACGATTGTGTGAATGCTTTGGCGTTGGCATGGGCTCAATTTATGGAAAGGAAGCACGATGTAAAATATGTTTTTATATGACATGGAATGATTTAACTGTGGGGCAATATCAGAGGCTTTATGGAATATTAAAGCAAACAGATAAAACTAATTTGGATATCCTTACTGAAATAATATCCGTTTGTGAGGGTTATGCTATTGACGAAATAGACAGCTGGCAATTCAGCAAACTGATTGAAAAGGAAAAGGAATATAAATTTTTGGAGGCATTGGACTTTGATAAAACGGCAAAAAAATATATCAATATCGGAAATAAGCGTTACAAGTTTGTACATAAGATTCAGGAGATACCCGCCGCCAGGTATATCGAAGCGAAGCACTTTTTGAAAGAAGATTTTATCGACAACCTTCACAGCCTTATGGCTTCATGTGTTATCCCGATGTGCAAAACGTGGCGGGGATGGGTTGAGGAAAAGTACGATGCGAAATTACATAGCCATTACGCAAATGATTTGAAACAGGCGAAATTTGTGGAGGTTTACAATTGCACGCTTTTTTTTTGTCAATTATACGTGGAATTGATAAAAGGTTTGCAGCCTTATTTGACAAAGGAACTGATGAAAGTGACGACAGCGGACAAGGTGGCGGAGGTTCAAGCAGCTTTGCAGCTAATTACGGATGGATTTACAGCACCGAGCAGGTAGCGGAGTTGGAACGGATTAGTTTGGATGCTGCTTATGACATGAACATTTTACAATATTTGAGCGATTTAGTTTACATAAAAGAAAAGCAAAAGAATGAGCGGAAGATGATGGAAGATATAAAAAGGAATTATAAATGATGTTGATGTTTCATGGCAAGCAATCCCCCGGCTTATTCTTAGGCAGGGGTTTTCTTTTTCAGGTATTTATTAAAGTATGCCGACAATAGCACAAGCACAAGCGAAATTAGGGGGGAGAGCATTCACCGGAACTGGTATGTCAAAGGGCGTGTTTGTGCCAAAAGAAGATATGCCGCTGGCTTTGCAATTGGTAGCGGATTACGTGGCGGCATTTGAAAAACAGGTAGCGGACGAATTAAATAGGCTGGATAAGGTAGATACCGGCGGGCTTGCAAGTTCGATAAGATTTGAAACGTCTGAAACGGCAAACGGGATTATCATAAGCGTTTTTGTAAATGATTATTACAAGTTTGTAGATAGCGGGGTTAGGGGCGTTGGTCGAAATAATATTAACACTACTTCGCCTTACAAGTTCAGATATGCCAACCCTTCGCAAAGCCATGTAGCGGCAATCCGAAAGTGGATAGCCCGCAATGGCATAAAGTCGAGGGCAGCGGATGTGCAAAAGTACGGTGCGGTCGGTAGGGAGAATAGGCAGCCTGAAGATGTGCGACTGGCAAAGATTATAGCCCGGTCGATAAAAAAGAAGGGATTAAGGAGAACAGGCTTTTGGACTGATTCGATTAACGAAACCTTCAAAGACTTCGATGTAAAGATGTCGCAGGCTTTGGGTATTGATATTAGGGTTAATTTGGAGAATATGGTAAAAGAGATTAAAACGAAAAAATAATGGCAATCACTATTAAGAGTTCACCGTCCGGATTCACCTCCGCAAATGAAGAGGTCTGGCACGTTGTGGATAGCAATAATAAAAATGTTATCGGGTTTAAATACCTTTACGATATTTACAAGGGAGCAACTTTGCAGACCCGGATAACCAACAGCCCCTACGGTGCGGACGATTACGGCGTGCTGAATGTGGGTAATATTGTGAGAGCGGGCGTAGCGGTTGATAATATTGGCGACGTGGATACGGCGACGGCTTACAGCGGCACGTTCGGCGTTTTGAATGGTGGGGCTGATTATTGGTTCACGGAATACGATGTAAGGTTTGGGGAAATTTGCGGGGTTACTACTACGGAAAATATGGCGTCAGGTACTTACCGGGTTTACAATACCTACAATCGCCACCCGATGCATAAGACAGGGGCGGCACTTAGCAGCGGCACGGTCTTTTTGACGAACAGACCTGATGAAAGTTATTACTACAATGGTGAGCCGGTGGTGCTAAGCATAAACGGCAAAAGGATAACGGCGGGGCAAAGTTTGCTTATTAAGGTTTTGGGATCAACACGAACGATTACGGCGGCGGATGCTTTTCATTATTTCAGTCTTAATGGTATGGCTTCGGATGCGACGATATCAATAGAAACGACGGGGTCGGTGCTTGCAACTAAGCAGTTGAAATCTAAGTGCTCAAAATACACGCCTTACACTTTGATTTTTCTAAATGCTTATGGGGCGTGGGATAGCTTTACTTTCGTGAATGGCAATATTTTAACCGATAATCAAAAGAAGAAATTTGAGCGGAGCGAATGGCAGCTGAGTGGGTTTAACATGGTCGATAAAACGGGAAAGGTAAAATATGAGGGTATGAAAACCTACGGCGTGGACTTTACTACTAAGATGAAATTGACAACGGATATTTTGGGGAGCGAAGAGTACAAATGGCTATTTGAGTTAATTGTTTCACCGCTGGTTTATTTGTGGGATAAAACAAATGCTTTGTTCCATCCCGTGCAAATAACGGATAGTAATTATGAGATAAAAAACAGCTTGCAGAATAAGACCGAAACGCTGGAGGTTAATATTGATGTTTACAAACAAAATACCCAATACCGATGATTTACGAACTTTTTTTAGAGGGGCAGTTAGCGGATACACGGCAGGACTTAGGGATGCAGTTGAGTTATGCGATTGACGATGTTAATAAGTACGGCAGCCGGGAAACTTCATTCAGCAAAACGATAGTATTACCGGGTACGGCAAATAATAATAAGCTGTTTGGTTTTGTGGGCGAGTTAGGGAGCAATAACCTATATGCGCCCGGTGCTGCTAATGTCTTTTCCAATTTCAACCCCGCCCAAACTACAAAAGCGGAGTTGAGGGCGAACGGGCTTTTGCTTTTAAAGGGCGTTTTTAGGCTTACAGGGATAATGCAAGACAAAGGGCATATAGAGTATGAAGGGAACTTGTTTGGCGAATTAGGGGGCTTCATTTCAGCGATAGGGGATGGGAAGTTGCAGGATTTGAATTTCAGTGAATATAACCATCAATATACGGTTGATGCGATAACGGGGAGTTGGGACGGGAGAGTAAAAAAAGATGTTACAGGTGGTTTTTTTACTACCGGCGATAATATATTTATTTATGGCACTTATAATTTGAATTTAAAGGTAGGTGACGAAATAATCATTACCAATGCAGGTACTAATAATGATACTTATTTAGTAGAATCTTTTACTTATACAAGCGGCGGCACTAATATTATTTCAGTAAATAAAAATTTAACTAATGATTTATCGGAGGATTTCACAATAGAATACCCATCGGGCGAAGCGGTAGGCACTGGCTTTTATTACCCTTTGATAGATTACGGCAGATATTCGGCGGCGAAGTTGAATTACGATTACAGGACTTTTCGCCCGGCGTTATTTGTGAAAGAGTATATCGACAAAATGTTTGCACCTACAACAAGCGGTTACACTTATGAAAGTGAGTTTATCAATAGTGAGTTTTTTAGGAGGTTGGTAATTCCTAATAATACAGCACGATTTGAGAAAACGGTAAGTGAACTACTTGACGTTGCAAGCCCCAATGATTTCGGAATAATAAACCCCCCTGATAGTGATTTACAATATCATGCTTTTCAAGTTATAAATTTAATAGATAATTTTACAGGCACTGGCGACCCTAATTTTATTTACACCGGAACAAATACAGATGTTGAAATTACATTTAAGGCAAAGGGCAGCTTAAGGATTAATTCAGCAGTAGGAAGGGTAATAATAAGCCTTGAAAAAAACAATGCAAATAATTCAATTCACACGGTAGGATATTTTGATTATACAAATACGACTGTAACTTTTGACATTAACATTACGAAAACAATCTCACTTCAAACTAATGATACTATCAGATTAGAACTCACATGTAATAATTCAAGCTTGGACTTTACAAATATCGAATTAAAAATAAAATCCACGAACCCCGTACAAGCTCCTATTGAATTAAATACGGATACAATAATAATGAGCGATTTAATCCCCCGCAACATTCTCCAAAAGGATTTCTTCACGTGGATTTTGAAGATGTTTAACCTTTACGTTACCGAAGATAAATTAAAGGAAAAGCATTTGATTATTGAACCTTACAAGGATTATTACGATTTGTCGAGTCCTATTGATTGGACTTACAAGGTTGCAAGGGACAAACCTTGGCAAATTAAACCGATGGGTATGTTGAACGGTAGGTTTTTTGAATATAAGTACAAAGATGATAATGATTTTTATAATGAGGGTTACAAAAAGAAATACAACCTACCTTACGGCTCAAATTTACAGGATACCTTTTTCCAATTTGCAAAAGACAAGCAAACGACGGAGGTAGGCTTTTCGCCAACGGTGCTTGTAAAGTATGCAGGTGAGGATAAAGTAGTTTCCGCTATTTACAAAAAGTCGCAGGGTAATGAAGTGGATCAGGAGGAGCAGATGGATAGCAATATCAGAATCCTAATGGTTAAAAAGATTACGGGCGTTCCGTCTTGGTATATAACCGATAATGGAGCGGACTTAAAGCAAACGCCGACAAATATAAGCAGCGCATTAACGGTTTATGGTTACGCCGGGCACTTTGACGACCCGACAAATCCAACGATAGATATTAACTTCGGGGCAGCGGAAGAGATTTATTGCGAACCAAATACCTATCCGGGTAATAATCTTTTCAACACTTATTGGAGTCCGTTTATTGGAGAGATAGCGGACAAAGATAGTAAGATACTTACCTGCCATGTTTATTTAACGGAGTTGGATATTGCGAAACTTGATTTCAGCAAACCGGTATTTATTGATGGGGTGTTGTGGCGTATTAATAAAATCATTGATTACGATGCGTCGAGTAACGAATTAACAAAAGTTGAATTATTAAAAGTTATAAATAATGGCTAAGCAGGAAGTAGGTTTAAAGATAGATGTTGATGTTTCGTCGGTAGGTAATATGAAACAGCAGCTAAGGGCTGCAACGAATGAGTTGATAGCAATGAATGAGAAGTTCGGCAGCGCATCAAAGGAGGCTATTGCAGCGGCTCAAAAGGTGGCGGGGCTTAAAGATGCTATTGGGGATGCTAAGGCACTGGCAGATACATTCAATCCCGATAAAAAGTTCGTGGCGTTGGGCGGGGCGGTTCAGGGAGCGGTCAGCGGCTTCTCCGCTTTGCAGGGTGCGATGGGGTTATTTGGCAGTGAGAGCAAGGACGTGGAGAAACTTTTATTAAAGGTGCAATCTGCAATGGCTTTGCAGCAAGGGATTAGTGGCGTGGCGGGTGCGATTGATTCGTTTAAGCTTTTGGCGGGCAATATAGCAACATCAAGTTTTGCATTAAAAGCAAATGCCGTTGCTACAAATTTAGCATCCGGTGCGATGAAGCTGTTTGGTGTATCGGTTGCGACAACGTCAAATGCTTTTAAAGTTTTGAAAGGTGCTATTATTGCAACAGGTATCGGAGCGCTGATTGTAATTGTAGGGGAGCTTATTAATTATATGTCTGATTTAACAGACGCCACCGATGATGCTGCAAAAGCTCAAAAGAAACTTGAAAAGGCTCAAAAAGATGCTGCTGACGCTATTGAGTTGCAAAACAAAATGCTCGAAAATCAGATTGATGTTTCAAAAAGAAATACTGATATAGCAGTAAAACGTGCACAAGCATTAGGAAAAAGTGAGCAAGAAATAACTAAAATAACTCGTGATGGAATATTAGAGCGCAAAAAAATATTAGAATCTGATTTACAAAATAGGGGAACGAATGATGCTCAATATTTTGAAAAGCTAAAAGAATTAAGAAAAGTAAATAATGAGCTTGAAGATTTTGATTTGGATCAACAAATTAAAAGGAGGGAAAAATTAGACAAGGATAGAGATGATAGAATTGAAAAAGAAAGAAAGAAAAAAGAACAAGATAAAATAAAAGCAGCTGAAAGGGCAAAGCTACAACAACAAGCGGATGCAGACGTGCAAAAATCAATGGAGGAATTAGCACGAAAAGAGGAAGAAGATAGAGCCATAGTTGAGCAAGAGATAAAAGAATCAGATGAGCGCCAATTTGAACTTGCAATCGAAAACGGAAGAAAAAGATTACAATTACAACAAGATTTAAAACAAAAAACAATAGCAGCCGAAATAGAATTGCAGGACGCTAAATTTGCAGCAGCTTCCGCAGGTCTTAATGCTATTGCTATGTTGGCAGGTGAAAACGAAAAATTAGCAAATGTTTTATTTGCCGTGGATAAAGGATTAGCCATTGCAAAAATTATAGTTGATACACAAAGGGAGATTTCAGGATATGCGGCTGCAAATGCTATATTTGGTCCCGCTGGTCTTGCATTAACGGCTACGCAAACTGTTGCAGCTAAAATAAGAGCAGGTATATCAATTGCAACGATAGCAGCTACTACAATAGCTAAATTTAAAAAAGGTTCAGGCGGCACTCCCCCAACACCTCCTCCGCCACCTCCAGGAAATCTTAACGCTCCAATAACCCCTCAACTAACCCCACAGGTTACAGCTACGGCGGTTAATACGGCGGCGGTGAATCAAATGGGCAATCAGGCGACCAGGGCTTATGTGTTGAATAGCGACATTCAGAACAATGACCAACGAAATGCGTATATAGATAGGAACGCATCTATTGGATAAAAAATAAAATTATGAGTAAAGAATTACCAGTTTACAAGTTAGATATTTCGGAGAACGTGGATAGCGTTCAGGAGGTTGATGCGGTGGCGTTAGTGGATATGCCTGCCATAGGCGTCGGCTTTTATGCTTTCAATGAGCAGCATTTTGAAAGCTATTCTGATTACCCGAAGGCTGCAAGCGATAACGCAAAGATAGCTTTGCGATGGGCTGAGGAGAATGGGTGGGGCGATTGCGGTACGGCTGTCGGTAAGCAAAGGGCGAACCAATTAGCAAAAGGCGAAGCCATAAGCAGGGATACAATCGCACGAATGGCAGCATTTGAGAGGCATAGGCAAAATTCAGACAAGGAGCTGGGCGACGGTTGCGGGCGGCTCATGTGGTTAGCGTGGGGCGGTGACGCCGGGATAAAATGGGCTCAAAGAAAACTTGAGCAAATAGATAGGGAAAAGATGCAAGCTTTTGCAGTTATCAATGAAGAGGAGCGTATTGTGGTAGGTCCCGCAATGATACCGGATAAAAGGATTTTTAGACGTGATGAAGATGGCACGGAATACGAGGTGTTTTTCACAAAGAACACGATTCGCATCATTGCTGAAAAGTTTTTTAAAAAGGGCTTTCAGAATAACGGCAATGAGATGCACAATCCAAACAAACCCGTGGATATGGTTTTCTTTCAATCGTGGATAGCAGATGAAAGCAAAGGTATACCGAAAATGAAACAATTTGAAGACCTCCCGGATGGAACGTGGTTTTTAGGTGCGAAGGTTAATTCAGACGATGCGTGGGCAAAGGTGAAAGACGGCACGTTCAAAGGATTTAGCGTGGAGGGAATGTTCGATATGCTTCCTGTTAAAATGTCGATGAAAATGTCAGAGGAAGCGGCTGCAAAATTAGTAATCGAAGAATTAAAAAATTTACTGCAAAATATTTAATCACAATTAAACCAAACAAATGAAAATTTTAGTATTAACGCAATCCTTCAGCGGTTGCGGTTACCATCGTTTGATGCTGCCGGTATCAATGATGAAAAAGGAAAAGGCACGAATAACCGATACCATACCGGAAGAGTTTGATTACGATATTGTAAATATCAATAGGATTTGGGCAAAGGACGATATTTTCGAACTCCGCAAAAAGCACGGTTTTAAATTGGTAGTTGATGTTGATGACTTTTGGATTCTGGATAACTACCATTTAGACTTTGATACCTACAACAAGCATAATGTTGATGTAAAAATTGTAAGGCATTTAAAGGAAGCGGACTTAGTTACCTGTACTCATGAGCGGTTAGCGGAAAAGGTTTATTACCATAAC